CATCTACCATGTGCTCCGTGGCTTGCTGTGCGGCGGGGGCGTTTTCGTCGACGCCTTCGGCGACGCCCGCGGGGATCTCTTTACCCAGTTGCGCAAACACCACGGACGGCGAGTAGATTCCTAGGAAGTCTTTGAACGAGCTCACAGCATCCATAGCGAGCTCTTTCATTACGTGTCCCATGTCAGTTTTGGCGACAGCTGAGATCCCCTTTATGATTCCCTTCACGATCGATTTTCCGAAGTCCACCCATACATCGATTGTCTCGAGTAGGAACTTTCCGATCGAGCTCGCGCCTAACAGCTCCTGGATATAGGTCCACAGTTCGGAAAGCTTTTGGCGTAGGAAGCCGAGCGCCTTTGCGAGCGTGGGCGACACGAGACTAACGTCTTTGAACAGCAGCCTAAACCAGTTGACAACACGGCCGATGATATCGCCCGCGTCTTCGAGCAATGTGTAGATTGCGAAGAACGCTTTGATTACGTCCCACACGGGCGCGACTAGGGTTTTCATCACATAGAAGAACGCCTTGAAAGCGAGCTTCGCGGTTACTACTGCCGCCGTGCCTTCGCCTAAGCCGTCGAACAGTGAGCCTTCGCCGAAGGTCTTACGAAACTCGCGACGAAGCTTTACCACCTCGATTGCGAGATCGAGAAGTGCGAGCACCATTCCTTGTATGAAGCGCTTTACGAGCGGCGCACCCTTGCCACTGAGATCGTAGAACGGTTGCAGCGCCGCCGTGAGTACGGACTTCAGCGCACGTCCCGCCGCCGTGTTCTGACTGATCTGGTCGTTCACTTCCGCCCACGCGGACAAGTATTTGTCCATTTTGATCCCGGCGAAGAGTGCATTCCAAGACTCTTTGAGCTTCTGCGCCTGCACCTCGCTCGACACCATCATTTGCTTAGCCGTCGGACCGAGCTCGTTTTTCACTCGGTTCACGAGTCGATCGACGCCTTGACCTGACATGTTCGCGCCCGCCGCCCACCCGGCGAACGCGTTCGCGGCTTCCTCGCCTTGCACGGCGAGCTTGATAGACACGGCTTCGAGCGTCTTCGTGAGCGCGGCGCCGCGAAGGCCCATACGGTAGAGTTGCGTCTCGTACTTCGCGATCGAATCACGGCTCGCCGGAGTCGACGCCGCCACGCGATCGATCGCGTCTTGCATTTCCTTCGCGTTGCCTTTCACGCGCTGATACATGAAACGAAGCTTCGTCAAGCCTTCGAGCCGTAGCAGCTCGTTACGCCGCGCTTCGGCTTGCGCTTTGCCGTAGTCGTAGAGCGCTTTACCCGCGGCGATCGTTGCGACCGTCACGGCGACGAGCGCCGCCGCTATCGCGAGAATCGCGGCGACGAGTCCGCCACCGATCAACGTCTTGAGTCTACCGAGCCAACTTGCGAGCTGTCCGAGCGGACCCGGGACGGCGCCCGCGGTTTTCTGCAAGCCGTCGAGCGACTTCGTAAACGACTCGAGCTTGTCGGGTGGCTTCACTTCGGCTTGTTTGTCGACGATCTGTTTCAGCTTCTCGACGAGTCCGCCGCTACTCTTCTTTGCTGTGGTGAACGAGCCGCCGAGCGCGATCGACTGTTGTTGGTTGTCTATGAGACGCGCCTTCGTCGCAACCATTTGCGCGTTCAGCTTCCGGTAGGCGTCGACGTTCACCGAGCTTCCGCTCTGTAGAACCTTCATAGCCTTGTTCATTCCGGCGAGCGCTTTCGTGTCCGCGGCGATCTGAGCGTCGAGCTTGGCGAGCGCGTCCGCGGCGCTCGTGGCGGCGTCGGTGACGCCGTCCTCCATATTGACTGTCCAGCTGGTAGTGTCGCCCGCCATAGCCCTAGCTCGTCGTTGTGAGCGCCTTACGGATGTTTCGAAGCTCTATGAGCGCGTCGAGTAAGAGCAGGATCCCCGCGTAGGCTTCCGCTTCTCGCTCGTCGGATTTGTCCGGGCGGTGTCCGAATGCAGCTAGTAGACACGTAGCGGCGACACCGACTCTGTCACGGCTCGCCCGGTACAACTCTAGGGTTTTCCCGAAATCTCCTCGAGCCGCACACCCGCGAGCGTGTGCAACGCGCTTGCGCACCGGGCGAGCGTCGCCGGTTCTTCGTCGCAAATCCGCTCGTACTCCGGGAGCGTCGGATACACGAGACAGGGTCGAACGTATTCGAGCAAATACTTAGACTCTGTCTTGCCGCGATCCTGAAACTTCCGAAACGTGGCGACGTGCGGGCGCTTCACGATCACGACGCCGAGCGACGTGTGAACTAGAGCGATCTTCGTTCCGACCGGACCGTGTTCGATCTCGGCGGCTTCGACGGCTTGCTCGTTCGCGAGGTTGAGCTTTTCCTCCGCGAGTTGTGCGGCGGCTTCGCCCGCGCGCAAACGCGCTTCGCGTTGCTCGAGCACGCGAGCTCGCTCCGATCTGACTTGAGCGAGCTCGCTGTCGAGCGTGGAATCGGTCTGTGGTTTGGCTGGTGTCACAACACGGTCCTTTCAGTTAGGGCGCACCTTCGGACGAATCGAACAACACGAGTCCGTTCCGCCGAATGAGCATTGCGTCGATCTCGATCTCTTCCTTCAAGGGATCGGCGCTTTCCTCGTCGGACGAGCTATTGCCGCCCCACACGCACCGATCGATCTCGACGGTGAGCGGAAGCTCGTCGGCTTCCACGTAGCTCACCATGATTTGAAACTCTACGTCACCGTAGGAGATCCCGTCCTTCGAGCGCGCCGCGAGTCCCTGTCTCAGCGCCTGAACGCTGGACTTCCACCCGACGAGCTTTACCGGCTCGATCGTGTACTTGCCGCGCGAGCGTCCGCGCGGCGCGTGGTGGCGCGTCATACCGTACGCCTTCACGCGTTCGCGCTTGTCCGCGAACGAGATCGACGTGAAACCGGTGAAGCGCTCGAGATCGATCTTGAGCTCGATCGATCCCCACGACAGTTGGTTACCGTTCACTCTGATGTTATCAGACATTGACGTGTGCTCCTGTTAGGCCGCCTGAACGGTGATCGCCGGGTTGTAAAATCCGACTTCGAGGTTCACGTATTCCGGGTAGGCCAGCGGAATCACGCGCGCCGTTCCGGTGAGCGTCTTCGTGCTCAACACGTTGTCGAAGCGTGAGAGAACGAACTGAACGCCCGAAGCCTTCGGTTTGGCCATGAGTACGGCGGACATTGCCGCCGTGGCTCCCGCTTCGATCTCGAGCGCTTCGGACTCGAGAATCAGTCCGGAAGTTCGGTCCACCCGGATCGGTTTGTTGAGCCGGCGAATGAAGTACATGCGCAACGCCGCGTGAGCGAGGTTGAGCACGCGCCGGTGTGGCATCAGTTGGAAGTCCGAACCTTCCGCGCTGAACAAGCGCGGACGCGTGACGTAGACGCCGGACAAGCCGTCCCACGTGCGGAGCGTCGCGAAGCGGCTGTCGTCGAGTCCGGGATTGATCGACTCGTCGTGCTCGTCGGGATTGCCGTTCGCGTCGCGAATGGACACGCCGATCAAGCCGCCTAGGTTCACGTCCGCGATATCGATCTCCTCGGACACGCTTTGCTCGAGCGCGCCGGTTACGAACGCGACCGGCCGGCGATACTGCCGCCCGCTCACCGACGAAATGACTTTCAGCGCGCCGCCGTAGAGCGATCCCGTCTTCGTCGTCTTCGCCGAGAAGATCGTATCGAGCGCGGTCTTGTAGGACGACTCGGACTCCGCGGCGTTTGGAATCCGCGTGTTGCCCACCCACGCGCAATACTTGCCGCGCGTGAAAAAGCTCGCGAATGCGGTTTCCACCGCGTCGAACGTTGCCGCGATCAACGGGAACGCCATCAAAGCGATCTCCCACGCGGCGATCGTCGCGCCGAGCGCCGTCAACGCCGTTGCGAGCGTGGTGGCGTCGGGAGCCGGCGCCGTCGCTCGAGCGGCGTAGGTCGCACCGGCTTTCAGCGTTCCGACGGCGAACGCGAACGACACGCCGCCCGCACCCGGAATCTCGTAGGTGACAGCCGTTCCGAGCGCGAACGCCGGTCCGAAGCTTCGTCCGCCATCGTACGAGATCTGTGCAGTGATTCCCGCCGTCCCGACCGTCCCGTCAGTGAGGATCTTCAATAGAAACTCGTAGTCGTCGTTTGGAGTCGGCGACGTGGCGATCGTGACTACGCTCGTTCCGCCGAGCGCGTCCGAAGTCACGGCGCCCACGCTTCCGTTGTCACTCGCCGCTACGCGGGTGAACAACACCGGACGCCCGTGCACTTGGATGTAGCGCGCCGCGGACTCGACTCCGGGTCCGGCGCCGAAGTCCGCTACGAGATCAGTCACGCGCCCATATGCGGCGGGCGTTGCGACCGGACCGGTGTCTGTCACTCCCACCACGGCGAGCATCTTTCCCGTCGTCGGTGGGAGCACGCCGAGCGCACCGTCGAGCTCGGTAATGGTTACTCCGGGTAGTGTCATGGATCTAGCTCCACTGTTAGGTGTTCCGTGTTATCGAGCTCGGTTACGTCGATCTCAGCCTTCGTATCGGCCGGAGCGTCTACATAGGGCGGGCCGTCCGGACCCTCGTCCGGAACCGTTGCCTGTATGGTTCCCAGCACTCGAAGCGCCGTTCCGAAGCGCCGCTCGAGCTTGTCGGTGATCCACTCGGGCGACTCGAGCGTTAGAACGCCGTGCGCCGCGAGATAGACAGCGCGCGCCCAATAGTCGTGAAGCATGCGCGTCGCGTGATAGTTCTTCCGCTCGTCTTCGGGCGCCGCGGGATCGTTGCTCGAGATCACCACGTAGAACTGTTCAAACACAGTGAACAGTGAGCGAGGTTCGCCGCCCGGATTGCGTGGCGGACCGTAGCGACCGGCGACGCCGAGCGGGTTTCCAGGCACCCAAACGATCCGAGATCCCGTGTGGTGTTGAGCGACGAAGCGCCACCCGAACAAGTTGGGAACGGGCGTGTTTGCGGGCGTCGGATCGCCGGGCGGGAGCGACGGCAGTAGGAACGGACCTTCGGCCAGGAAGCGCGCGCATACGGCGTCGTAGAGATTCTCGAGCGCGAGGACGCTAGCCATTGAACGCCTCGCTTTCCCACTTCGCGAAGGCGTCTTCGATCACGACGCGAATCCGTTCAGCCATTACGCGCGGGATCGTTTGTCCGTGCGGAATCAACTGTCGCTCGATACGTCCGCGAGCTCGCCCGCGATCGTGCAACGCTTCCGGACCTTTGATCCGGACAAACACCTTATTCAAGTAGGCGCCCACGTAGAGCGCGGACTCGGCGTTCTGTAGCGGCGCTTCGCCGTCCTTCGTCGGTTGCCACTTCTCGCCGTCGGGAGTCGTCCCGGCTTTCAATGTGCGGCGCAAGTCAGCTTCGACGACGCGAGCCACGTCCGGCGCAATCGAGCGCCCGAAGCCTTCGAGCTTTCGAAGCGCCGTTATGCGTTGCCAAAACTCGGCGTGTACATCGCTCATGTGCTCGTCCCGCTCCCGGAGTCGTCTTCCTGCCTTGCGCGTTGCGCTTGAATCGTCGTCCACACATACGGGGAAGCCTCGGAGTAACCAGCGGGGAAGCCGCGCGCGATCCCGCTCGCGTCCGTGTTCGAGCGCAATGGCAAGTCATAGAGACCTGTTTCGGCGTTCGCGGCTTCCTGAACTTCGGTGCGCGTCGTCTTCTCTTGATCGACGATATGCGTCCACTGCTCGTCGGTGGAGTTTACGCCGCGCTTGAGCATCACTTGCGGCGTCACGAGTCGCGCGAGCCACGGCTCGATCACGATCGGATAGGGCGCACGGAACGGCGCCGCGTAGCGCTTCGCGAGCTTGCTATCGAGCCACGCCGAGAAGATCTCGAGCTGCGATTCCGTGAAGCCGGGTGCGGCGTGCTCCACGTCGTCTATGTAGACGCCGGGAATCGCCGCGAGCAGCCTGTAGCGCGCGAGTGTTAGATAGCTGGCCATGACAGATCAATCCGAGCGCGCGCCGGCCGGAAGGGTGCGGGCGACCGGCGCGCGCTCTACTACTCAAGTCGGAAGGCACTTCATGACCAGGAACGGGTGTCCCGGCGCGATCACATTACGACCGTGGCAATGCCACTCGAGCTCTTGAGCGCGGGACAGGATCGCTTGATCGACCGTCCCATAGTAGTTGATCCTGTAAGGCTCCCGCTGTGAGTATACGATCCCGCCGAGCTGACTCGTGGATAGCGTCTCACAGCCGACGAAGTACGTTGTATCGGACTCGAAGCCGGCGAGCTCGTCGCACTGGATTGGAGTTGCGAAGCCGAGCGCTTTGATCACGGCTTCCACGTCCGCCGAGCCGGCGCCGCTTCCCGCCACTTGAGCGAGGAACTTCGCGCTCGTGAGTTGCACCACGCGCGGGAACATACGCGGACTGCAGAAGATCCACTTTCCGCGCAGCATGCGAGGATCTTCGCCGTTTGGCATCTTGAGCGATGCGATATAGGCGAACAACTTTCCGAGGTTCACGAGCGCCACGTCGAGCGTGACACCGTCGTCGATCCGGAACGCGTTCGAGCCGGTGAGCAGGTTCGCGTAGCTACCCGCCGCATCGTTGTAAGGGTTGTACGGGTGATCGGTCGCGAAGAACGCCTTTTGATCGTACCCGGTGAACAACGACGCCGTGTGAGCATTCTTGAGAAAGAACGCCGTTTGCTTCTGCGGCCAATAGGACATGTACGCGCCGATATCGGCGCTCCACTGGCTGGACAGCTCGAGTCCGCCGCCGTCGGAGTCTTCGAGTTGCGCACGGCTCAACTTCAAGCCGGCGCCGCTGAACTTGTTTTCAAACTCCGTGTATTGCGACACGATATCGTCGAAGCGGATCTGTCCGCCTTTCTGTTGATCGACGATCTGTGCAGTGGACAAGAGCCATTGCACAACTTCGCGGCGTCCGGTGCTCGGACGCATCTTCGCAACCTTGTCCCACCACAGATTCCCATTGAGCCGCTCGTATTCGCGCTCAGTGATAATCTGCATGCGAGACTCAACGTCCATAACCAACTGTGGTGTCAATGCGGGCATGGTCCCTGATTCCTTTCTTAGTGTTAGGCCCTGTTAGGGATCAGGGACTGACATAGGCGTTTGCACGCCACTTGCCGCCGAGGAACAACGCCACGACGAGATGGCGCTTGAGCGCCGTCAACGCCGTTGTGAGGTTCGTGGGACCGGTCGCGTCTCGGTATTGAACCGTGTGCGCGTTCGCCACGCCGTCCGCCGTGAAGTAGAGGACGGTTCCTTCGGTTGCCGCCGCTGGTAGCGTCACCGTCGACGCCGCCGCCGTGGCGGGAATCGGCATTGCCGCGCCGCTCGCGGGCGACGCCGCGATCACGAGATCGCCCGCGGCGAACGCGCCGGGATCCACTTCCGCGAGCGGCGAGTCGCCGCCGCTGAGAAGCGAGTTTGTCAGTTTCTGAACGGCGACACCCTTTGCGGTGTCCACCGCCCAAATACGACCGGCGATGCAACCACCCGCCGTGAGCGTGACGGTTTGATCGTCCGCGAAGTAACAGATCTTGCCGAGATCCGTCGCCGCGATCGCGCTTCCGTTCGCCCACCACTCGACTTCGATCTCGGTTCCGAGATTGACGTTCAGGAGCTTCTCTACGCTCGTCGCGTCGATCGTCTCGGCTGCTACGCCGATGATAAAGAGATCGGATTCGGCGTGCGCCGGTTCGACCTTGCCAGTGGACAAGTCGATACCGATCGAGGCGTGCTTCCACGCCTTATTTCCCACCGCCAGCGGAAACTGGCGATAGGTCCAGCGCTCGAACGAGCGCGTTTTCTCTTTGGACATTGCAGTCATTGTTAGATCCCGTGTGAGGTGTTAGAGCGCGCGCTCGTTAGGCGTCCTTCGCGTCGACCACTTCGGCGTTCAGCACACCGAAGTAGAGGGTTGAGCCGTCCCGGCGACAGCCGAGACGCGGCGCGCGCAAGCCCATGCGCTCGTCGAGCTCGTCGGCGTCCGGCGAGTGGCGCGTCGCAACACGCGGCGCCTTCGTCCCGCCCGGAACCTCTACGTCCGTTTGTCCTTCGGCGCGGGTGGCGGGAACCGTGGTTGCAGCCTTCGGCTTCGGCGCGGGCGCCTTCGACTTCGGCCAGGTTTTGACGGCTTCGCGAAGCGTCTCGATCGGCGCCTTCGACAACACGGCGCGGACTTCCGGTCCGAAGTCCGGACGCTTCGCGAGCAACGCTCGACGCGTGCTCGCATCCTTGCGCGCCGCTTCGGCGGCTTCGAGGCGTTGCACCTTCGCCGCGAGACTGATCTCGGTTTCGGTGGCGGCGGCTTGCGCGGACGCACCGGCGCCTTCGGACTTGGGTTTCTTGTCCGCGGGCGGCTCGTCGTCCATTGCGGTGGTGCTCGCCGCTTGCTTGTCGTCGTCCTCGGACTCTTCCTTCGGCTCGTCGCCGTCCGGTTCCTCGCTCGACGGTTCCTCGTCGCCGTCCGGTTCTTCCTTCGGCGGCTCGGACTCCGCCATTGCCGCGAGTGCGCGCTTTGCGGCGGCGGCGTTCGCGTCGTTACCCTTCGCCACCTTCTCGAGCGAAGCGCGGGCGGTGTCGTATTCGGTTTTCATGCTGAATGCCTTTCCTTCGCTCGCACCGGCGAGCATTTCGTCGAACGTCAACACGGCGTCCGCCAAACCATTGGCGACGGCGTCTTCGCCGTAGAACACGGCGCCGTCGAAGCTGGCGACGCTTGCCGCCGATAGCTGCAATCGGTTTTCTTCGAGCAACGCGAAGAACTTCACGGCGAGCGAGTCGACGTGGCGTTGCGTCTCGGCGATCTCGGCTTCAGTGATCGGGAAGTCGGGATTCCCGTCGAGCTTCCGCGAGCCGCTCACGACGAAGGCGTAGCGAACGCCCGCCGCCGTGTTCTGCGCCGTGTAGTCCGGCCGGCTCGAGAGAACGCCGATCGATCCGGCGCAACACGTGTCGCCGATTCCAATCCCGTGCGTTGCCGCGCTCGCGAGCGCGTAGGCGGCGCTGCAAGCCTTATCGATATAGACGTAGAGCGGCTTACGGGCGGCGAGCGCTTCGGTGCGTAGCGCTCGAGCTGTCTCGAAGCACCCGGACGCGTCGCCGCCCGGCGAGTCGAATCGGAGCACGATTGCGGTGGCGTCGCTCGCGAGCGCCGCCGTGAAACGAGCGCGAATCGCTTCGTAGCTGTCGCACCACATTTCGTCGCGCTGAACGAGCGGACCCGAGATCTCGACGACTTCGACCGAGCCGCAACGCACGTTCGCGCGCGAGCTCGGCGGAATGAACAACTCGAAGAACGCCCGCGGATCCACGGCCAGGAAACCGTGTCGATCGAAGCGTTGCGGCGGGTGCGTGCTTCGGCGAATCATTCGGCCGCCTCCGGTAGTGCGTCGTCCTCACCGTCGAGCGGCTCGAGCTCGAGCTCGTCGCCGCCCGCGTCCTCGTCCACCGGCTCGATCGGCGCCACGTCGACAGCAGTGCTCGTCGGCACGAAGCCGCGTCCGATCTCGCCTACGATCGCTTCGGCGCGATCGCGTGGCATACGGTACGCGTCGATAATCATCTCGACGGCGGTGGAGCGCGGGATCTGATTCGCCGCCGCTTGTCCGAGGACTTCGAGTAGCGAGCTCACTTGCGCGCCGTTCATTGCGGTGTCGGCGACATTCTCGGCGCCGCCTTCGATCGCGCCGTCGGCCGACTCGTCGCCCGCGCCGAGCTGTGGCGTGTCGCTCACGCCGTCTTGATCCTTGTCGTCTTTCACCGGGATCCCGAAGCGCGAGCACATGGCGGCAACGTCGAGCGCAACGGCGTTTGGCGCGAGCGCGGTTTGAAGCGCCGTGATCGCTTGCGCCGCCGTGAGCAGCGATTGCGCTTCCGCCGTCCGATCCTTCGGCGGCGTCACGTCCCACCACATCACGCAAATCTTTTCGTCGACGGCGTCTTCGCCGTAGACGCCGAGCACATACGCCGGGATCCCTTGCGTGTTGATCGTGTGAGCGAGATCGTCCGCCGTCGCTTTGATCAAGTCGGCGCGAATGGACTTGAACACGTCGCCGTTCTGGAAACCGGCTCCACCATCCACGGTCACCGTTTGACCGGTGACGCTCAAAATCATCTCCTGATTCTGTTGATCGATCGTGGTGTTGAAGGACTCCCACCCACGGCCGTTGCTCTCTATGAGCTTGCAATCGTATCCGGGACGTAAGCCAAACGTGGTGTTGATGCCCCACGCCATCACTTGGCGGAACCACGCTTCCTGTTGAGCTTCGCCCGCGCCGTGCGGCGACACCGCGACACGCGCCGGATTTGCGAGCTTCCCTTCCCAGTTGTCTTTCTGTAGCGCCGCGTGCGTCTTACGGATGTACGCTCGTCCGACAGCGCGCCAGATCCCGCCCGCCCACGGCGACATGCGCCCGCCCGGCGTATGCAGGATCCACCGACCGTCGCCGGGAGTGATCGGGAGCAAGCCGGCGACGGAGCGGTAATACCAGCGGTTTTCGATCCACCGATAGACGAGCCATTGCGGCTCGAGCCGGACGAATAGCGGGAAGTCCCTCCCGTCGACGGGGACGAGCTCGCCGACTCCGACGCCGAGACACACGCCGTCCGCCGCCAACATGGCGAGCTCGCCGGGCGGGAACATTTCGTCGAAGACGCTGAACGTCGAGCCGGTCGCTTCGTGTCCGAGCTCGAGATCCGCTACGACTTCCTTGTCCCCGCGGAAATACTTCGGGAGCCGGACGAGTCCCGCCGTCCGCGTGGACAGCACACCGGCGAAGACGCCGTCCGTTCGAGCGGCTCGCATGAGCAAGCCGGCGCCTTCGATTATGCCGCCGTCGGCGGCAACCTCCGCGGCTTCGAGTTGCGCGAGGTACCACCGCGTTTGCGGCGTCGTCGGGATTTGCAGCTGTCCGCCCATACGGCGGCGAAGTTCTTCGACGCCCGGACTATCGAGCGATTGCGTCGCCGCTTGATAGTCGGGTAGCGGTGGCTGGTATGCCGACCTTCCGAGTAGAGCTGCGATTCGCTCGAACACGCGTGGACTAAAACCACGCGCGCGCGTGACACTCAGCTGCGAAGCGATTTAGCGGCGATCGCGGGCTCGAAGCGAGCGCCCCACGCGCCCGCTGGAATCCCGTATAGAGACTCGAGTTTCTCGCGGTGCTCGAGCGTTGGAAAACGTTCGCCCGCCGCCCACAGCCGCACTGTCTGTCCGGCGACGCGACAGCGCGCCGCCACGTCTTCCGAGGTGGTGCGCTGCAACACGGCGCGGAGCAATCGCTCGCCGCGAGTCATGAGCCGCCCCGTTGCCAAAACTCCGCGCCCGCGTAGGGATCGAGCGTCGGTGCGTAGTCGCTCGATTCGTTCGCGGCGACTTGAGCAACGCTCGCCGGGACGGCGTTCGACTCGCGAAGCGACAGCGGCTCCCACACCGATAGGGCGAGCGCGTCGTAGCGATCCGGCGAACGTCCGAGGATCTTCCGCACGGCGTCCTTTGGTGTGAGCTTCACCTTGCCGTTGATTTGTTGCTTCCACTCGAACTGATGTAGC